CCTGATAGAAATAGCACAACCTATGCTTACATCTCATGTAATTTTTCCAATTCCCATTTCTCAAGCAACATCTCGATATTGTCCGGAGTGATACCCTCAAGAGTCCTCAGTGAATGAGCTATGTAAGAAGTAGTCCACTTTTCACTGTCATCTACGAATTCGCTCACCTGCCGCCTGATATAGTTCGGGAAGTCCCGGTAAAAGTCTTTCATCCATTTATTGAAGTCATCGACTCCGTACTTACCGGAGGCGTTCAAGAGATTATTCTTTTCCCTTGAAGATATTTTCCTGATAATATCTTCAAGCTGCTGCGCTTCACTGGCACTGTTTGTTCCGGCGCTGTCAATCGGCATCATGTTAGCCGGCACGTACAGCTTATCCGCGTTTGGATCGTCTGATAATCTAAAGTTTTCTTTCTCCCTGACTTCATTCGGAGTGATACCTCCGACCTGGAATATCTTGTTATAGAACTCTCCCCGCGCTGCCGAATCTCCACGAAGAAGGTTATCAACAAGGGCTTCGATGTAATAGGTTTTCCGCTCTTCCGGACCGAGTAATTTCAAACTTGCGGAAAGCTCGTTCCGGGTATGCCAGGGTTGTATCGTATAGATAAGGAATCCGATATTCTGCTGCTCAATGCCTGTCCCCCAGCTAGTACTTTTTTCCGTATCGGATACGAGGTGCGGAGGGACTCGATAGAACCTGCATATTTCGCTTATCTGAAACTTGCGTTCGGCAAGTAACTCGGCATCAACAGGATTGATTCCTATCTTTTCTATTTTCATGCCCTCTTCAAGTACCATCATGCGGTGACTCTTTCCCAGTCCGGAATACTGATTATTCAGACTTCTCTCCAGATTCTGAGATCCGTCTTTTGTCAACCTTCCCGGATGAGACGCCACCATTCCCATGTGAGTACCCTGGCTGTAAAACCTGGCCGTGAATTCCTCAGCCGCCATAGACAGAGATATCGCCTGCTTATTCTTTTTTATCGGAGAATAGCCTATCAATCCATCAAACCCGAATCCTGGAGTATGCCAAATTCTCCAGTCGGGAAGTTTATGCTCTATTCCGTCAGGAGTTTTGTAGTAGTACCAGATAACCCCTTCTTCACGGACTACACGCATCTGCGAAGGGTCGAGAGGCCACAGACCACGCACCCGACCGGTACTCATATTCCAGTCAATTTCTACGTAGGAGTTACCCCAGCCCAGGACATGACCCATGCGGGTCTGGTCGAAGGTAAAGGCGTCCATTTCCGGGTTGGGTGACTCATGGAGTATGGGATAGAGGTGATGATTATAAGCCCTCTCTCTCCCCCTCGGCTGGAGCCTCCGGTAAAGTATCTTCCTGTTTTCTGCGAAAATATCCGCTATTAAGGTGATACAGGCGTAAACTACCGTTAAGTTAAGTGCCTGGTTTTCGTTGACAGATATACCGGTATGGGTTTCATATCCGGCGTTTAAGGCTCGTACAGCATCTTTCAATGTGTACCTTTTTTCTATTAAATTCTGTAAAATAGGCATCTTTACTTGCCTCTCGTTTTCGTTTCTGACAGGGCTATCAGCATGAACATCAGCCCCAAAAGTATCACCGCTACAGGCTTATAAATCATCCACACACCGATGCAGATAGTAACCCCTCCGATCCAGAAATATAGATCACTTTTATCTAACCGTGGACGTTTGAATCTCATAGGGCGATTACCCCTTCAGTCTCGTATTTGCTCGGTCCTCTGTTCTCTTCGTGCCGGATCGCCCGGTCAAGGGCCATAATTAACGCGACCGCTCCGTCTATCCTCTGTACGGCTTTGGCTTTATTCGGTTTCAAGTTTTCGGCTGCGTCCTGTTCGAAGACAAGGTTATCGATATTCCACCTGAGAACCTGGTTTCCTCCGTGATGAAGATTTCCTTGAAGAACAAGCGTGACCAGTTCTTTAGATGGCGGGCTCATCGACTTGTAACCCTGTCCGAATGGAACTATCAGGGGATGGCCGGGACCGGCTTCATTTTCATCAATGGCGAAGCCCTCTTTGTCGCGGAGGTCGGTAATTAACTTGGCAGCTCCCCACCTGTCATAAGCTAACTCTTTCAGATCGTAATCCTGGCGGATTTTACTGAGGTCTTTCCTTATGTATTCGTAATCTATGACCGCTCCCGGAGTCGCTGTGATGAAGTCCTGTCTTACCCATTTCGAGTAAGGCACCTTATCCCGCTTCTCCGATTCACGCATGGTCTCCTCGGGAATGTAAAACCAGTGCAAAGTCTTATATTCTTTTTCACCCTGCGGAAAGACAAGCCCTATCGATGTTAAATCTATCGAACTGGACAAGTCCAGCCCGCCGTAACAGGTCTGTCCTTTAAGTTCCTCCGCGTCCACTTCTCCGGCGCAGGCATCCCAAGCTCGTAAAGGTATCGGTTTGATGCTTGATTTTACCCACTCATTACACCGGAGCTGCCGGAAGGTGTTCTCTTTGGCCGGATTTTCAAGGGCTTCCTTGAACTGACTTTTTACCGATGACATCTTGATGATGTGGCCGAGTGAAGGGTTGACCCGTTTCCAGGTAGATTCTTTTTTCCACAAGTCCGGGTCTTCCTGGACTTCATCGTCCTCGATCCCGTATATCACTGGATAAAATTCCGGGTCTTCCCTGGTGCCGTTAAGTATTGCCCGGGCTTTTTCGTGAACTTCCCAGCATACCGAATTCCGGTCAATGCCGGCAGTTGTTAGGAAAACATAAAGTGGCTGCTCCCTGGCATCGCCGGTGCCGTCCGTTAAGACATCGTAAAGTCTCCGGTCCGGCTGGGTATGCAGCTCATCGAAGATAACCCCGGAGATGTTAAAACCGTGCTTGGTTTTACTCTCAGATGAAAGGACACGATAGAATCCGCCGTTCTTGTAGTTGACTATCCTTTTAACCGAGTCAATAGTCTTACAGACTTTCTTCAAGGCTGGCGAGAAGTCTACCATGTCTTTGGCTACGTTATAGACAATTGCCGCCTGGTCGCGGTCGGCTGCTGCCGAGTAGACTTCTGCGCCCGGCTCCCCATCGGCAACCAAAAGATAAAGCGCGAATCCGGCGCCGAGTTCGGACTTCCCGTTTTTTTTTCCTATCTCAATGTAGACTATTTTATAAAGCCTGGTGCCGTCTGCTTTTAACGTACCGAATACATCACGGATAATTTTTATCTGCCAGGGTAATAACTGAAAGGGCTTTCCTCTCCATCTGCCCTTTGTATGCTTCAAGCCTTGAAAAAACCGTACCGCCCGGTCTGCCTTTTCTTCATCGAAGTAGCAACCTTTGGGTAACTTAGTTTTTCCGGCTGTCATAGTCCTCTATGAATTCACTCAGGTCGTCATCGATATGATTAGATTTATCAACTATTATCCGGCTGCGGCTGGCCGGTGTCATTCCGAATTCGGTTAAGAATTTATGCATTTGCTCCATAGCCTGCTTTCTGACCGATAACATCGGCTCCATAATTACGTTACCGTTGCTGGTAACTGCTACCATTCCATTGGAAATGTTTATCTTGATATTCGGATTTTTCTTCTTGAGGACCATCATTTCCCTGTATGACTTCTTTATCCTGGCCAGTTCCGACTCGGCTTCTTGGAGCTGCCCCCAGGCTATGCAGTAACCTGTTAGGGCTGCGCGATCTATCCGTGTTAAAAGACCTAAAGTGAAAAGCTCTCCGGACAGGCGATTCCATTCTTTCCGTGCTTCACCTTTGATGAAAGAAGGACATTTTGGCAACGCATTCTCTGGAACAGGCTCTTTGGTATTGAGCGGACGCTTGCCCGGGTTGCCTTCGAGTTCTTTTAATTTTGTAGGTTTGGGGTTTGGTCCCCGCTTATTCATTATGATTCACCTTGCTTATCCGAGTCTGGAGTCTTCCTGAAATAAAACTGGAATATCAGAGTCCCTACCAATATGAAAAACTGGGTTACTCCGCCAACTCCCAGCCCCGTTATTAACGCAAGGAACGGATCGAGCCCTTCAGGGTTGTCGAGTATCATCGGAGCTACCAGTAATATCGCCACCGCCAGCCATGCCAGCAGGACGATGACATAAACCAACGCGAATACGTCTCTGAAATTTTTAATCTTCATTTCTCACCTAAAATCACAAAATATTGGAGGTTTTTAACGGTTCTTTTTTCCACCAGCCTACTTTATTATTACGCGCGTGCAACCCCCTGCTCTAAAACCTGCGAAATGTTTTTTTGAGT